GCAATAAAAAATAAATACTTTGAGACAACAGATTACTCAAAGTTTAAAAAAGCTAGAGGTAATAGACCTGTAGATGAAGCACACGTAAATCAATTAAAAAAATTGATTGCTGAAAAGGATTTGTATGATCCAATTCGTGTGAATAGAAACATGGAAGTGATAGATGGCCAACACACTTTACAAGCTAGAAAAGAACTAGATTTAAAAGTGCCATACATCATTATCAATTCAGATGACCCACTTGATGTGGCGAGACTTAATACAGGTCGAAAGAATTGGTCCATGGAAGCATACTTAAACCATCATTGTTCAAGACAGAAAAGAGATTATCAAATCTGTCGAAACAAAATGAATCAATATGGAATGAATGTTTCTGAAGCCATGGTTCTTTTATTAAAACAATGCTCATTGTGGAATAGAATTCGAACAGAATTTAAAACTGGTGAATTCCAAATTCCTGCAGGTGGTATTGAAAACTGTGATCGTGTTGGTGCACAACTTATGCAGCTTCGAAAATACTTTTTAGGTATGGACGACACTAAACGTAGATTAAAGAGATCTATGGTTTATGCATACATTGTGGCTGACAAACACCCGGAGTTTGATTTCAAGAGATTTAAAAAAGCGTGTGCAACAAAATCATCTTGGTTTTTATCGGGTACAAGCACCCATGATTACATCAAAATAATCGAAAAGATATTCAATTCAGGGAGATCTAAAACAAAAATAAAACTTGTTGATTTCTTCGAATCAAAAGAATATCAAGAACACTAAAAGAGAGGAAATATGAATATCAATAAATGGAAGTCATGCGCAGTTGATATCAATTCATACTGCATCATTAGAGCAATGGGACAACAAGGCTTCAGGAGGCCTGGCTCAATGATTGCTAAATTAGTGGATGATGAAGTCAAAAAGATAGCAAAAAAAGAGAATAAAAGCTATCAATCAATGAAAGAGAATTTGCTATTACAGGGCAAGAAGCTCCTGAATGGTAAGTAGATTCGTAGGTTGGATGGTTAACCTTTAACCTAGAATTGAGAAAGGGCCGGGAGACTGGCCCTTTTTTTTACTTGCAATAACCTGTAAAATAATTATTAATCAATCAACGTATTCCTAAGCCTAAATGAAATAAGTGGGGCTTTCAAAACACTTTATTTTCAACGAACAACGAACTCAAATTTAACTTTTAAAAAAAGGATATTTTTGTGGAGATTAAAAGAACTGTTAAAAAAAGCAGTGAAGAAGCATTAGACCAAGCTTTAGATAAGTTAGTTATAAGTTGCCCAAATAAAAAAACTTATGATGAACTGACTAGTTTGATGTTTCAGTTGTATTGTGGAAATGACTTTGGTTTAGGAAATTTTAGTCTTTCTTTTCTTGATAAGATTGAGAAAAGATGGCAATCAGGCAGAAAGGCTGCAGCAGCTGCTAAAGGCTTGAAACTGGTTGTTAAAAATGCTTAACCACGGTGTAAATATATTTCCATATCTTTTCCCGCATCGTGGTTATGCAAATGTCGAAAAAAAATAATAGTTGGGCAGAGGCGACTGTTTGGTTTTGTGACGCTTTAGAAGGAAAAGAGCGAACTCAATTTATAGAAAATATAGAAGAGCATGTAGAACACGCCATGTTCATGAAATATCCTAAAACTCAAATAAGGAAATATAATGACTTGCTCTCCAGGCTTGTTAAAAAATTTGGGCATTAAATTGGCTATGGAACTTACTAAGTTTAAAGAAGTTGCAGAACAAAGAATGTTTCAGGCTATATTAGTACAGGCCTTTGAAGACGCATTAAATCAATCTTCATTTAAAAAAGAGACTTATTGGAAGCAAGATAGCCACCTGTGGTTTATTGAGAATAGTAAAGATTTTCAAGATGTTTGTTGGGCTGCAAATATGGACCCAGATTTTATAAGACAAGAATACTTAAAATTAATGAGAGAGAAAAAAGTTTTTTTTACAAAAGCTCAATTGTCATGGTTACGGTATCGAGATTTATATAAGAGGTATAGAGCTGCGAGTGATAAGGAGTCGAGAATAAAAATTAGAGAACTAATTATTAAGGAAAATTTGAATAAGTTAGCTTAGTCACGGTGGGAAGATAAAGGAGTAAATTCCGGGGGAAATTGATCGAGAGCTAAAAATGATAAAAACCCCCGGAACTGATCAAAGATATATGTATACAAAACATACAGATTCAGTCTAACATAATACCGGCCACCGGACAAATAAATTTTCCCTATATAGATATTCTAGACCCCTGACCAATAAAAAGTACCCCTGGGGGTAAAAGAGGTGTCCCTGCTGTCCCTATGATACTATTATTCAATATTACCAACGGTTTTAGTCCAATTTAGTGGTGTCCCTGTGGTGTCCCTATGGTGTCCCTCAGGGACACCAGTCTTGCGGGAACGCTATCAGAACTTTTTTGGGGAGTTACTTTGTGATGAAATAATCTATATAGTAAAAAAATCATGATGAAAAAATTAATCTTTACAACTGCAAAAGAAGCGTTTCGTAGAGGCTTTAGAAAATATAAACGTGGTCAAAGAAAGACCGAAAGAGTGCCTTATGATTTAGTAAAGGCAGATATTAAAAGAAAAATAAGAGGAACTAAATTTTTTGTAGGAGCAGAAGCTAAGGCAAGACCTGGAATTGGTAAAAAAGGTTTGCCGAGAGGTGGTAAACCAAGAATTTTTGGTAAAGCATATGCATCTGATAAAAAAGGTAAAAGTATGCAAATTCCAATGATGACAAAGAAACAAAGAGCTGCTAATCAACAGGCCATAAGTGAATCAGTAAGAAAATTTATGAAAGATAGAATTGGTAGAAAAAAAATGGGTGGCATCTTAACAAGAAAAAAATTTATTTAATGGCTGGTTTGAAGAAAAAACAATTAAGAACTGATTTGGATTTGACTCCAAAACAAAAAATGTTTGTAGAGATTTTAGTACAGGAGTGGGGAAGTATTACTCAAGCTGAAGCTCTCAAAAGAGCTGGTTATGATTGTAAAGATGAGAATAGTGCTAGATCTACTGCATCACAATTATTGTCTAGAAAAACATCTCCTCATGTAGCAAAATATTTTGATAAACGTTTTGATAAAGAAATTAAAAAATACGAAAGTGATAACCTTAGAAGATTCAAAAGATTTGAAAGACTTGCTGACAAGGCTGAAAAGAAAGATCAATATGCAGCTGCTATAAATGCTGAATATAGATCTGGTCAACTTGCTGGTGCTTTCATTGATAGAAAAGAAGTAACAGTTACAGGTCTGGAGGGTATGTCACGTGAACAACTTGAAAAGAAACTTGAAGAGTTATCCCAAAAAATTGACGGGTATAACGCCAAGACAATTGAAGTTAAGCCAGAAGACGTTGAATCAACTCAAAACGGCTAGCTGGACTGACTGGTTAAATGCTTTTAACCAGGTACATAACTCTACTATGGTAACTGAAATAGGTAAGATAAAGGTAGAAATTGATGGCCCGGAAGAAACGTAAAAGAAGAATTAAAAACAAAAAGATTATTCCTTTGAATACTAAAAATTTAGGTAATGATATATCTGCTTATCCATTTGTAGAAATAGAATGGAGTGATATTGAGGGCGATGCGGGTTGGTCTGATACTAAAGATCTGAACAAATCTAAGTTACCTATTTGTGTTTCAAAAGGTTATCTGGTTAGTCAAAAAGATGGGGTGACCAGAATATTTACTGATTATATAAAATCAAAGGATAAACCAACGTTTGACAGTATTGGAAATACAACTATTATCCCAACATCAGTTATAGTAAGTATTAAAAAATTAAGTTAATTATGGGTGCACCAAATAAAGAAAGTAGACTTTGGCAAAAAGTTAAAAAAGGACTTAACAATTGCTTTTTAACTCGCATAGAATCTAGCACAATTAACGGTATTCCTGATATTCATGGTGTAAATAATTCAAAAGTTTTTTGGATTGAACTTAAATCTGATGAAGCTAATTATCCTAAACTAAACAAGTGGCAAATAGTTTGGATTAATAAATATATTAAGGCTGGTGGAACTGTATTTATCTTGGATGAGACCCTCTCGAAAAGGTCTCTTAAACTGTACAGACCGGTGTCCGGTTTCACAGATCCTCGTTCCCTCGTGCCCGTTTTCTCGTTTTCGGCCCCGTACAACTGGCCCACGGTCCAGCGTGCCCTGCTGGGATCTCTCCGGGAGGCAGCGTGAGCTCGTTCTCGTTGACAAACCTCGCTCGTTCTCGTTTAAAGGACACCGAATGGGCCCATCCTGCAGCTGGTTCCTTCCTGCCAGGCAGGAAGCTCTCGTTTCCCGACCAGGTCTTTTTTTTACCTCTTATTGTTAGTTAGGCCTGGTCCGGTGACGAGAGCTCGTTCTCGTTTCGAAGAGAAACCGTAACCTCGTTCCTCGTTTAAGGAGGGAGCTCGCCCAGCGTGAAGGACTCGTGTGGAGCCAAGCACGGCTTCTGATGGAACTCAAGTTCGTCTTGACAGATGTCCCATGATGTCGTATCGTTCTAAAACAAAAGGAGGAATTATGGCAGTAGACTTTGAAGCACTGGATCTCGTTCGAACTGAAAACAAAGCTCGTTCATACAACAAGAAACTAGACGGGCTCCAGCAGCAGAACACGCAGCTCCGGGAGCTGGTGAATGACGCTGTAGAAATGATAGAAAAATTAGAAGGGGACAGTAATTACTGTGCCTACGCAGATATCATAAAAGCACGACTGAAGAAAATTTAGCTTGACATATATCCCATCAGGTCTTATGTAAGGTCTGCAGCAAGGAGAGCTTCAAGCACGGTACTGATCCTTGCTGCCTAACTAACAAAGGAGAACCATGAAGACTATAACGATAGAAGTGAATGCCGGAGTCGTCACTGATGTGAAGAACTTACCGGAAGGATATGATTACGAAATAGTAGACCACGACCTCGAGGAGGACAAACCACAAGATGGTAAAGTATATGCATTGACTGGTGGCAGGGGGACACGCTGCATTGCCAACGGTAACACGTGGAAAGAATCGGAGGTGAAGGATGCCTGAGGAAGTTCAAGAATGGTTCAAGAAAGATACAATTACAAAATGCCTCTCTGAGTACGAAAAGCAAGAACTAGGACTGGTAAGTGATATAGCGAAGCACGGTTGCAGCGGAGGCGTTGCTGGGCTCGTTTACTACAGTGAAACAACTTCGTTTCATGATCTCCATCAAGGAGAGATCTGGTCCCTGCTGCAGGAGCACGCTGATGAAGCTGGTATCCAGAAAGGTAATATGCTAACCCACATATCACGTGATCCCGGCTCTTTGACACAGCTCGTTAACGATCTCGTTTGGTGGGCCGTAGAAGTTCGGGCCCAGGAGCTGGTTGCAGCTGCCATCCCTGCTGGGAAGGCAGATGGAGTTCAAGAATGAGTTTCGTTCTCGCTTACCTGTGTTTCCTTTTTCTAGCACCTAACCTTACGCTGTTCGTAACTGGGATCCTGGTGCTCTCGCTCGTTGGACTATTTTGATGCCCTCGCTCGTCTCGTTCTAAATAGGCCCATCTGGCGAACCTTCGATTTCCTAGCCTAGCCCACCCAGGCAGGAACTTCTGCTGTGAAACAGTTTAGTTGCATTTCTAGTTTAGAATGATTCTAAAAGATATTTGTTGATTCAGTCGTGGGATTTGATAAGAGGGTAGAACAAACTAACAAATAGGAGTTACTTATGGGACTAGATCAACACGCACACCTGCGAGGTCATCAGGTAGATTGGGATAAATACTTTGATAATGATAAGGAAGAAAATGAAAAGGTCTTCGTTTGGCGAAAACACGCAAGACTGCAAAAGTTCATGTCTATAAAATGGGCAGAACAAAACCCAAGTGTAAAGCTAAAGGGACACCTACAACATTTAGGTTTCAATGGCGATCAAGAAGCACCCTGTTACATCACCGAAGATGTCGTAAAAGATTTAGCAGTTCAAATTAAAAAAGGCTATTCCGATTGCGTTGCACATGACGGCTTTTTTTGGGGACAACAATTTCAAGAGGAAGCTGTGAAAGAGTACAGAGAGCAGGATATGAAGTTCTTAAAGTTCTGCGAACAGGCAATCAGCGAAAAGAAAGTCGTTGAATATTGGTGTAGTTGGTAATGGCTAAAAAAATTAAACGAGGCGACAAGATCGCCTCGTCTCGTTCTCGTAAAGGCAACGAGGAAGAGGATTTTATTAAAGACTTGCTGGGTCGTGCTGTGGAAAAGCTGGGCAAGGATTCAAAAATAAATAAAGAAATATCAAAGGTAGAGAAAAATGTTAGTATTTTGGTTAGTGACAGAGTACCAGAGGTTGTATTGGACTTTGAAAAAAAAGATAAAAAAAAGTTAAATTAACTATTGCAACAAATCTGGGATTTGATAAGACAAGGGAGTATTCATAAGAATATATAACTTAACAAAGAGGTAAAAATGCAGACAGCAAAAAAGCTAAAGCAAGATGAAAAAAAAATAGTTCTTGCTTATGTTCAATTAAAGCTAAAAGCAAATAGACTATCTAAAGAGTTAGATACAATGAAACAAAACATTGTTGATTGCTTTGATAGAACAAAACAAAACTTAATCATTGTTCAAGATGAACAAGGAAATAGTTTTGGATTGCAAAAAATAAATCGTAAGAGAAAAAAGTTTGAGACAGCAAACTTTAAAATTGCTCATAATGATTTATTCAATAAGTTCACAACTGAGATTGAATATTGTGAATACAAAGCGATAGGGGATAACAATGCCCAATAATGATTTGATTAATATTGCTAATGTATTGAGTGAACGTTTGAACAGCAATACACCTACATCACTTGCTGATATGGTGATCGACAAAGGTACAAAGAAACAACTCAACTACGAGATTATGTTTCAGTTGTTAATGGGTGAGTGTGAGAAACACATACTCGAAAATATTGGCAACCCATGTGTTGATGAGTTCAAGGACAATGTACTAAAGAAATTTAGCACACTAGTTCAAGCACTACACACAACCGAATAGTTAATTATGAAACCAATGGCGCATTTGCGCCATTGGTGTATCTACACCACACAAGGCTCATACAAATCACAAACTAAAAATTGCAGGTACTAACAGGAAATTCACGCAGCAGAAGGTGGGCGCAAACGACAAACGGGTTTACAAAGTAGGATATATAAATATACTAGGGTCCCAAACGGTATGAATATTGAACATCTATCAGAAGAAGAATTAAAAGATTCTATTCTCCAAAAACAATTACAGTGGATCAAGTTATGCCAGGATAATTTTATTATTTTTGCAGAAACTGTTTGGCAAGATTTTATATATAGAAAAACAAAGGACCCAAAGAAATGGGGGCACCATCAAATTATAGCAGAAGCTTTTGAAGGTATAGCAGATGGAGAGGAAAAGAGGCTCATCATCAATATGCCACCACGACATACTAAATCAGAATTTGCATCTTATTTATTCCCTGCTTGGTTTATTGGAAAGTATCCAAAGAAAAAAATAATGCAGGTATCACACAACGCAGAACTAGCTTCAAGATTCGGTAGCAAAGTTAGAAATTTAATGAACACCAAAGAGTATAAAGAAATATTTGGTAATGTTACACTAAGAGAAGATAGTAAGGCAAAAGGACGTTGGGAGACCAATCATGGTGGGGAATATTTTGCAGCGGGTGTTGGCGGTTCTATCACAGGACGAGGGGC